AATGGGTTTGAATCCCGTTTGTGTCAAAACAGAAGCATCAGAAACCAGGCACTCCGGATGATCTAATTCCCCAAGTGCTCGATTTTGTTTAATATACTCCTCCGAATACCGTTCAACTTCTCTTTGGAGAATATGTAATGGATATACGCGACCATTGCGATTTTCTTGTTCGGCCTGTAGAAAAATACCTTCGATATAATAAGACTTTCCTTTACCATCATTAGCTTCTGTAATAATGGTTGGTTTAACATCAAAAGAAAATTCTCTGATTAACTTCATACGAATTATCTGGCTTTAACTTCTGCGAAATTAGAATCCAATATATTGATCGAAGCACCAGGAGCTGCACTAGCTTCAGGTACCCAGTAATCATATGCCCATTCGACTTGAAATTCCTGTATAGTATTTGCCTGGTCAAATGATAGTTCTATAGAAGAGACCGAAACTGGCCATAATCCAACGAGCGTGTAGCGTTTGTCGTCAACATCTTGTTTTGTTACTTGAACAACAACCGCCGATCCTTTATAGGATAGTCCAGATTGTGGACCTGATGTTACTTGTGCAAGATTCGACTCCATTCCATTCATTCTGTTTGACCATGCAAATAGCATATCTCGAATAGTTGACAATCCTTCACCATTAGATTCATCGTTATAGAAAGTAGTATTCCAATTGGCAAATGTCCGTTCTCCAAATTCTTTGATAACTCTGCCCTGATAAGGAACCTCAATTACCGTCATTGTTGATTCTGGTAATGAGGCAGCACGACAAAAATATGGAGCATTGAGTGCAGCATCCCTATTAGAAATGAATAGTGGTGGTGTCAATTCGACTCTATATTTCGAATTGCGAGCACCACCAAAAACTAACTTATTCTTAAATGATTCGACATTAAGAGGCATGTGATTTATCCCGATATTAACTTAAAAGAGTAGAAAAAGATGTTTCGGTTCTGACCGCAACAAACTGTAGTTCGATGAAATTGATTGAACGAGGTGGTTTGATAAAGATAGATCCTCTAAACTCATTACGATCAATAACCTCTGGTGTGTTGTTCAGACTATTACACTGAACATAGAAATCCTGCACACCTTCGCGAGATTTAACATATTTCAAATATGGTTCTATTAAGGCTACAAATCTAGATCTAGTTGCTTCGTTGTTTAATTCGAACAGCATATATTTGGCTGATAGTGAAATAGACTTTTCAAGAACTATAAACAATCTACGAACATTTATTCGATCGAATGCACTTGGAGTAGATAAAAGCGTTTTATCTCCCCACAGAACTGTGCCTTGTCCTGGAAATTGTACGACAGAGTTTACCCCAGATAGATATAAATCATCACGATCTGCTCTATTCGGATTGTATGCTAATTTAGTAACGTTCTTAATCTGTCCTCTATTCAAACCTGCTGGAGAATACCAAGGATCTCTTTCGGTATCGGTTCTGACCATACAACCAGCAACATCGGCATTTAGTGGAACCCATCGATATTGATCGTTGTATTTGTCGTACTGGTACTTCCACCCAGAATCCATAACAGCATATGAGCTGGATGGCAAGTTGTTCCTAAATGATATAATATCTTCTGCTTCTTGGCCCGCATTTCCCACAACATCTGAAAACTGTGGGGAAAGACAAACTATACAGTCTTTTCTGGTTTCTGCAAGATTATTAATCAGATATGTACAAACTGTGGCATCTCCAGAACCTGCTAGGATTAGAGATATGTCAACATTCTCTGGATCGCCAAACAAATCATAGCCTTGGATAACTTCCGCATTCGAAGGAACCGCCCCTTCAGATCCACCCGACAACGAATAAGACTCTGGTTTAGTAACATTCGTAAATGTTGTTCCTTGAGCAGTAGCTCCCCAATTCAAGCCAGAGGCTAGATGATCTGTCCACCAAATATATTTGGAATCTCGATTGATACGATCCACATAATAATTAGAGGATCCATCTTCTTTTTTGGCATCCGATGCTTTAGAAACTAGAATAAACCTTTCAAGAACGGTACCAGCCTGACCAGAGATAGCTCCATCTTCATCAATTACGACGATGTTCATCTCATCACCAACCCCACTACGTTGGGCAACATAGGCCGATGTACCTGGGGTAAATCTAATGGCTCCATAGTATTGCCATCTAACTGTTACAGTTTCGGTCACTAGGTTAGTTGGAAATGCTGCATTAAGAGTTGCCGATGTATCGGATATAACCGTCACTACTGTGCGCTCTATGCCACTCGAATTACGAATTATCGACCCTGGTTCCAGTCTTGCATTAAATCCACTAGCGATGGTCAAAGCTGTACCAGTAGATGATACACCAGCTAAAGTACCATCATGTGCGAGTGCAGATGGACAGATTGAAACTCTTAATGAATTCCCTAAGTTACCTGGATATCTAGCAACAAATGCACCAACGTTGGCTAAACCATCTGCATGATTGGTCAAATAATCATCCTCGTTAGTTACCAATAGTCCAAGACCAGGTGTATTCGATCCAGTAGTAGCCTCTGCGGTAGCATTAAGTGCTCCGGTATAGATGTTAATTACCACATTATCGGCCGCAAGGTCTGGTGTAAATGCACTATCCACAGTAAGGGTAGTATTCGATGTGACTGCAACTACAGTTCTAGTTTGTAGTCCGAATACGATTGTGTCACCAATTCGTACAGGATTAAGTCCGGTTAAAAATCCAGTACCAGTAACTGCCGTACCAGTGGATGATACGCCCGTAAATGCTGTTGCTGTGGATGATGTATCGATAGATCTAACAACCCTTAGCTTATTGCCATATGCTAAAAAATTGGCTGCGGTAAAAAAAGATACGTAATTTCGGGCATTTGGCTTCCCGAATTGAGATACTAATTGTCCTTCATTTTCGATTAATTGGATGTCATATGCTGGACCCCACGAAAAATCGCCAGAGTATGCCCCTACGGTGGTGGCAACAGATGGAACTATTAGTGTAAGATCAATCTCTTGTACATTTACACCGGGTGAAACTTGAAATGCCATAGTATTATTTCCGCACAGAATAGTAGTTATTTACTTTCGCTATAGTTATTATTTATAGTTCTCGGAAAAACTAATAATTCCCTATTTTTAGTATCCATGTCGAATCAACGTCTTAGTAGAACTATGCAATGAACCTATGGTTGTCCAAACCATGCCATCTGATACGAACGAATCTTTCTTTTCTTCGTGTATTGTATTGACATCATTTTGTGTATTTTGTTGTCTTTCTGCTATTAATTGTTTACGAATATCGGTATTTGTAAGATCTTTGAATAACTGATCATTTGTCATCCATGCAAACAACAATAGTGCAGCTACAAGATCATCATTTTTTCCCTTCTCCGCACCATAACCCTTTTTGGATTTCGATTTATCTGGTGCCTTGATATAAGTACCCAATTCTGCTATTGTTTCAAAATCCTGTAGAATTAGCTGATGTTCCGTCAACATTGCCTTAAGGGTACCGGTTGCCAAAATTTTGGTCGGTTCAGTAGTTTTAAGTCCAAATCGAGATCTATTCTTTGTAGGACCATAGCTTAACTTCTGTCCTCCGCGACCAAAATTTTGGCAACATAATAGATTTCCATATTCTAATTCGTGCCAGATGATATACGGTATTTTATCGCCCGTATTAACTTCTACTAATATAAATGCATCATTATATGCTTTAGCCAAATCGACAATAGCTGAAGGTACTAGGATTTCTGGCTCATCATTAGATCTCCAACAAGCAACCTGGCGATATGGTAAATTAGTAGCATCGATCACCTGAATGGCGGTATAATCCAGTCCGCGATTCTCACTCAAATCGACGGTTATAATATATAGATGATCTGGTTGTGCACGTTCATATACCTTTAAATTCTTTGTGGAAACAATAGCTTGAGATGATGAAACTGATTTAAGATATTCTCCGGGCAATAATGTTCTAACACTAGTGTTAAAATCCCCACCATACTCTTGATTAAACTTTTCCTCACCAAGTAGTGCCAATTGTGTTTTATGCCATGCCTCATCACGCCCAGGTACTTGTGACCAATGGGCTTCTGATGGGACGAATAATGAATTTCCGTTAATAGCAGCATTCCACATGTCGTAGAAAAAATTCTGACCCAATGGGGTGGATATGACAAAAATCTTTGTTGTTGGACCAGACGAAATAACAGGAAATACCGAGGATAGGAAAAAATCCGCAATTTCAGCATCTACAAAGGCAAACTCTTCAAGAACCACCAGATTGAATGAACCTCCACGACCAGATTTTTTAGTAGTGGTCGCCGCCTTTACCTCAGATCCATTCTCTATTTCGAATCGTGATTTATTCCATTCCTTTACACCTTGCTGAAGCCACATTGGAAGATTTTCATATGCAAATTTAATGGTTGCTAATATTTTCTTTGATGTATCTCCACAATCTCCAACCAATAAAACTTTGTAATTTTGTTGGAAAATAACCGACCATAATACATAACCACAAACTATTGTAGTTTTTCCAACCTGTCGTGAACATTTTACTATATTGAATCTATTGGCTTGAAAATTATGTAGTACATCTTTTTGAAAATCATACGGTTTAAATAATTTTTCTGGCTCTACAGGATCTAACGTTACTATCCAAATATAATTTTCTAGAAAATACAACGGATCCATTGCACAGCGAATACGCTCTTGAATCTGCTCTTCCGTATACTCTATCTCTACGTCCGCCGCTTTTAGTTTCGGATTTCCCTTATAGGTCAATTTTTGTTTTCTGGAAGACGGCTTCATGACAGTTTCGAAACGAGATGATTAATATCTATAATATTACTAAGTATTTTTAGTGTATTGTAAAGTGGTGAT